CCACCCCCGCTTTGCTGGTTGTAATGTAGATGCAACCATTTTTAATTAACCTTTTACTAAACTTCATAGAAAACGTGAAAAAGAAAAGGGACCCGAAGGTCCCTTAACAAGTTGTATGTAACTAAACTCAACCGATGGCGGGAGCAGTCAGGGCCACAGGTGTGGACTCAGCTGCCGCAAGATCCAGCGGGAAGTTGTGGGCGTTACGCTCGTGCATGACTTCCATGCCGAGTCCTGCACGGTTGAGCACGTCTGCCCAGGTGGGGAGGACGTGTCCTTCATTGTCCAAGATGGACTGGTTGAAGTTGAAACCGTTGAGGTTGAATGCCATGGTGCTGACGCCGAGGGCGGTAAACCAGATGCCGATAACAGGCCATGCTGCCAAGAAGAAATGCAGTGAGCGAGAGTTGTTAAAGGATGCATACTGGAAGATCAGACGACCGAAGTAACCATGTGCTGCGACGATGTTATACGTCTCTTCTTCTTGTCCAAACTTGTAACCATAGTTTTGTGACTCAGTTTCAGTCGTCTCACGGACGAGTGAAGAAGTAACAAGACTACCGTGCATAGCACTAAACAGAGATCCACCGAAGACACCTGCCACTCCAAGCATATGGAAGGGGTGCATCAAGATGTTGTGCTCTGCTTGGAAAACAAGCATGTAGTTGAATGTACCAGAGATGCCAAGAGGCATTGCGTCAGAGAATGATCCTTGACCGAAGGGGTAGACGAGGAATACAGCAGATGCTGCAGCGACTGGAGCAGAGTATGCTACGCAGATCCAGGGACGCATACCAAGACGGTAAGACAATTCCCATTCACGTCCCATGTAAGCAAAGATGCCAATAAGGAAGTGGAAAATTACGAGTTGGAAAGGACCACCGTTGTAAAGCCATTCATCAAGAGATGCGGCTTCCCAGATGGGGTAAAAGTGAAGACCAATAGCGTTGGAAGAAGGAACAACTGCACCAGAGATGATGTTGTTACCATACATCAGCGATCCCGCAACGGGCTCACGGATGCCATCGATATCGACAGGAGGTGCTGCAATGAATGCGATGATGAAGCAGATAGTTGCTGCCAACAGTGTTGGGATCATCAATACACCAAACCAACCAACATAAAGACGGTTTTCAGTGGACGTTACCCAGGAACAAAAGTTTTCCCAGGAAGATTGTTGCCTTTTTTGTGAAAGAGTTGTCATTTTGAAATGAGAGTAAGTAAGACTGCAGGGAAACAGTGTTAGTAGTATTCCTTTGCCACCCTCAGACAAAGGTATGAAGGACTGTTATTTAATGACGCTGTTTAGTCCTGGTGAGGCGTCAAGTGTGTCGCTTTGTAACGACAACTTACTATATAGGGTTTTCCGTATCTTGTCAACCGTAATTGAAGGTGGACTCTAGGAAAACTGACATAGGGGGACAGGTCTGAGCATACTCTCGCACACGTCGGTGCTTGTATGCCCACTCATCGACCTTGCGACGAGTAACAAGCTCTGGATACTTGAAGTATTCAGTGAGTCGCTTGTTGACAGTAGTATAACCAGATCCTGCAAGGATGTGGAGGACTGGTGTGCCACCATGTGTAATGGGCTCGTTGCCATTCATGATGTAACGGATGACTTCGTGAGTGCCAGTGAGATCATACTCTACACCATCGCTAACGTGACTCCAGTATGGAGTGTCACGGCGACGACTGTAATAGTAGTGTGCCTCTACAAACTCACGCCATCCGTCCATATGCTCAGTGAGATTATGGTTGAAGCGATCACGCTGGAATTGTCCAGGCAGAGGTGCCTCCTGTAGGAGGTCCATGAGAGCAAGGATACCATGGTGTGTATTGAAGAGACTTGTAGATTCTAGCGGCTCGATGAATCCAAACGCGAGTCCGATGGACACACAGTTACCTGTCCATGCCCTCTCGTATCTGCCGTTGTCAAACTTGACCAGGCGAGCGTCGTCGTATCCAAATTCTTTACGGGCATCTTCCTCACTCTGAAACTGTGAGGAGAAGACATATCCTCTGCTGATGAAGTCATAGGTAGGGATAGTCCACTGCCAACCAGCACTCTTTGCTTCAGCGTTGGTGTAGGGGACCATCTCGGTCTCGCGATTGGTGTAGTCAGTCTTAACTACCAGTGCTCTATCAGTTACGATAGATGAGAAGGGTTTCCACTTACTAAGCGATCCTGCGAGCACTGCTTGCTGCCCTGTACAGTCGATAAAGAGATCACCAAAAATCTTTTCTCCCCCGAGTTTGTATGGTCCACCTGTGACCACGACATGCTCGATGTCCCTTCCCTTAGTAGCAACAGACTTAACTTTACTATCAACCACTTTAAGATCCTTGCAAAAGGTCCTTCGTAAGTAGTCTGCAAATGCTGCTCCATTGATATGGAATGATCGGTCTTTTGAGAGGTCATAGGGCTCCAGAATATCTTTATTCAGTGGGAGTCGCCCTGCTTCTGCCACCGTCACGAATGGCATGAATACCTCCGAGAAGGGAGGTAGATTGTCTGGGTGAAATGCCTTGGCGAGCATCCACTCCTGAAATTTTACGGTTTGTAGGACAGATTGTCCATTGGGATAGTGAAATACTTCTCCTTCCTTAACGAAACCATCAAACCTTGAAGAGGATTTGTAGGTTGCTCGTGCAGCAGGAAGGAATACTTCATCAGTGATGCCCATGTAGGACAGATACTGATTGATGTGTGGCGTAGTGCTCTCGCCCACTCCGATAGCATCACCACCATTGATCATGGTGATGTCCCAGGTGGGAAAGGTCTTACAAAAAGCGGCGGCAGTCATCCATCCAGATGTGCCACCACCGACAATAACAATACGCATTCTAATCAGGTTTGTAGGGTAGTTTCTTTTTTACTTTCTTGAGTTTCTTAACATACGCCAACTCGTATTCAGAATACCAGTCAGGATGTTTCTTCGCTCGCTTCAGTAGTTTCTTGATTGCCTTCTTGTCGTTCATTTATTTTCTGCCAGAGAGAAAACTCTTTAGAAATTCCGTCGCCAACAAAAGCATAAAGGTCCCCATTGTGGGACGCTAATTCTTCTTCCAGTTTTTCTTTCGTGTCGGGTATCTTCAGCATACCGTTTGACACATAATAGTGACAGAATTCATACACTTCTCTATTTATGGGGATTCCCTGATGTATAAAAGCAGTGAGGCAAATCTGCCTCTCCGTCATCTTGCCATCATCGTAGCGCCAGTCATCAATCATAGAGAAATCATCCTAAATTCTTTCTTAGTTTTGAAAGCCTCTTGCCCTGCTTGACACAGGTGCAAGAGGAATTGAGCCTTGTGTAAGGAGAGATTGGAATAATTCTTCAGGCGAATCCAATCTCCCTCCCAGTAAAACTCCAGACAATACATTGTCTCATCCAAGCATCTTAAGTTTATTTAGATATTCGTATGCGTAGGTCTCGCGAGCACCTTTGATGCCCCAACCCAACCAGCGATAGGCAGGTTTCATATAGTACGAGATGGTCTGACCCCCTCCTTGGAAGTAAGGGAGTTGACGTTGGAAGACACTCTCGTTAACCATGTAACGGAGTTGGCAGTTGAATTCAGAGGGGTCACAGAAATACTTCTTAGCAAACTTGCCAAGGTTGTTGTATCTGTTTACGCTGGTCCACTGAATGATGCCATAACCACCCCGATGACAATCGTGGTAAGGAATTCTAGCACCTCCCTCGCATATATTGGCAATGAAATTAGACTCCTGTCTAATGTTGCCAAGAATTGTAGCAATAGCATTTTTGTCGTTGATTTTTACGTCTTGTAAATACGCTACGACTTTCTTCTCCTCAGGAGAGCAATCAATGCACTCCCATCTGCGCTCATAGATCTTAGTAGGTCTGAGTCCTGCTGCTTCAGATTTCTGAGGAGTTGAAGAAGCACATGCCATTAGCAGTGGCAGCATTGCTGATACCATTACAAGTGGTCTCATGTTTAGTCTATCCATAGTAGAAAGGGGTCCCGCAGGACCCCATTAGTATAGCGTATTTAGTTGTCCTGTCAAGATGGAGTGTACACTGGGACCATTGTCCCACCGCCCAAATCATCGTCATCACCGTCATCATCTGTGTCTGCCAGTAGCAGCATGAAGAAGAATGGAGTGAATATAAAAATTATGGTCTGTGCCCACTCAAGACTCATCACCAGATACCTGGGATGATCTGTCCTGTGGTGGCATAGGTGCCCATTGCTGCAATGATACCGATCATTGCTGCCCATCCGTTGAATCTTTCTGCTTCAGGTGTCATGATTACCACACTCCGAAGAAGAGTTTGCCAGTGAAGGCATAGGACAGGAAGGCAGAGATGATGCCGAGCATTGCTAGGCGACCATTGAGTTTCTCTGCGGACTCGTTATGAGTTTCGTAAACGTCAGATTGCATGGCTTCTTTTACTTTAGGGTCAATGTACATTGCGGGCTCGTTGGCAAACATGTTGACCTGTCCGAGCTCGTTGGTTGTAACAGTCATTGTTAAGGTTTGTTACTGTATGTAACTATATATAACTTTTGTTAAGTTGTCAAGCCCCCTGACCATGAAACCTTAAGAAAATGTGATGACATCCTGACCTGCATCAAAGTCCAGGTTTACAGGACCCGCTGCGCCAGCACCAAACTCGGCACCACTGAATGAGATCACGTCGCTACCTTCACCACCAGCAATAGCAGTGTCAATGTTTTGATAGTCGAAGTTATCGTTGAGATAGATCGGACTGCTAGGGAATTCGATCTTGGGCACGTCGTCTGCACATGCTTCAGTGATGGTCTGCAGACCATTGTAGTGCCGCCACAACTCACTCAGGTGATTGCGGTTGAATTGGGGATCGTCGATCGCACTGTGCAACGCTTTCTTCAGTGCTTCGGTTGCTGCTTGTAGTTCTGCTTTCATAATTCCAATGACGGATTACTCCGCTAACGATAAAACAATTAGTGACAAGATAAGATATAAAAATGCAGGTACGAATACCTGCAATGTAGTTATCATAGGGTCCTGTCTTGTCATCAGAGAATGACCCTAGAGAGTACTTCCAGACTCTAAGAATACGCTTTAACACGATCTTTCGTATAGCAAGGCACACCTTCTGGGTCTAACCATTTGGTGTATTCAAAATCTTCCATCGCTGTGTCCAGTTGCATAGCATTGTCACAGAGATACATGTCCTTATACTTTCCAGTATAGGAGTCTACCTTTTGGATGCGGTAGTCAGGGAATCCATTCTCCAGTAACCCACACTGCACATAGCGGTAGGGGAAACGCTCAAGGAGGACGGTTGCTTTTTTCATTGGCGTCTGAGTGTCTTCAGATATGATAGCACATCCTCCCGAATCCACAACAGTTCGTGGTAACATTTCTGGGAATGAGCACATGCCCTGAGATTTGGGTCAGGCTCTAGCACACTCTCAATGAAAATGTCTAGTCCTCTATTCCATCTGTCGTCCTGTGTCTCCATTAGCCTCCTTAAATAAAGTTAAACCATCCTGTGATAATCATCTTCTCTTGTGTGTTAGAGACTCTACCACGATGGTGAAATGTCCAGTCCGCTGGCCAGATCACAGTGTATCCACGCTGCGCTGGGACATACTTCTGTTGATGATACCATTCGGTGCCACCATCAGGGACATCATTAAGGTAGGTCATAAAGACTAGATGACGGTAGATATTTCCAGGCAAAGCATTAGACCTTTCGGTATGCCACTGCTTGAATCCTCCACCTATAGGGTAGTGTTGCATGGATAGTGGCTCCACTACTTGAAAACGTGAGGTCTCCGCAAAGGGAAACCTCACGAGGTATTGATTTAGGACATCTTGAAGTGCCTTCATATAGTTTTGCACTTGAGGGCAGTTAAGTTGAAATGGAATATGTAGATCAGTGGACTCTTTATAATCCTTGTCTACTTCTATATCACCCTGCCTCATCACGCGACCTTCATGGTAATTCAAGATGCTTTGATTATGCCAGAATTCCTCAAGACCAACAACAACGGATTCATCAATATAATTACCCCAGATAAAGTCAGTACACTCATCATTTAATGGGGTGCAAATGTTGTTCTTATATAAAGTGATTTCTTCTTTAAGCATAATTGATCCCGACCAGGGTAAAGTTTAGGTCATTTCCAGGACGCCATCAGCAATCATGTTATCAATGAGAATCGTATAGTCCTCTTCAACATCTAGTCCCCAGAAGTGGACGTGACGTGCGCTCTTGTCACTGTAGAAGCGACAGAGTGCTTGGAAGAGGGGTGGATACTCTTGGTCAAGGGCAATGTTACCATTGACAGCATCCTTCAGAATTTGCAGACTGCCTGCAAAGCGATCTCTAACAGTCATGATTGACTCCTATTTTGTTTTTCCAACATGCACCGAAGTGCAACGAGACAGGCAGGGATCGAACCTGCGACCGACTGCTTAGAAGGCAGTTGCTCTATCCGCTGAGCTACTGTCCCGAGTGATTAAACAGGGACACGTACTATCGGATCACCTTCCCACATAGTCTTCTTAACCTTGTCAACTTTACCTCGGATGTTAAACGAGATGATGGTGCGTGATTTGTCTGACTCATTGGGTAGTGCCTCGTGTGCAATGGTTGCTGGAAAAATAACCATGTCTCCTTCCTTAACAGGTGGAATGAAGGTCTGTAACCTACCACTCCAAGGGTTATTGAAAGGTGAGATGAATTGCGTGGCTTCGTGGACTCTAGGATCAAAGTCCACATACATTACTGCTGACCATCCACTGTGTCCATGATTGTGGAGACCGTGCTTCTGACCTTTGTATGATGTTTGACACCACATGTCAGTAAACTCGATGCGTCTACGCTCAGTAAACTCAGCAAGGTATGGCTCGATGATAGAAATCACCGTGTCAGCATAAGCAGGCAGCAGATTCTCATCCTGGTGGAAGAAATCAGTATGCTGCTCGCCGTTAGATTCTAGATGCTCCCACCCTAGGGTAGGCAGAGCATTCATGATCCTCTCTTTATTCTGTCTCCAATTCTGAATTTCATAGTGTGCAATCGGGATTGAGAATAAAGAATGGATTGTCATTTCATTTCTGATTGTTGTCGGATACGTTGTGCTAAGGTTTCCCCTCGCATGTAGTCTCCTTCTGCTATAGCTTCATGGAGTTGGTCCACTAGGAATTCAATCGTATAGTTGATCTCATCAATCTCCTCAAGAAATTGATTGTCCATGGGTGGTGCCTCTCTCCGTTGCTTGCTTAGTATATATGCAGGAAGGGTCACTTGTCAACCCCGAAGTGTTTGATAAACCACTCAGCGTCCACCACGACCAGTGCTGGCTTACGATTCTTCTTCATAAAAAGAATCGGTTGGTGGTCTCCAGCGTTAGCACATGCCTGCTCATAGGCATCATAGACATTGAGTTTCTCTACATTCTTACACTCGATGCTGAAGGGAAACTTCTTCCTAGCATCTCGTGCCATGATGAGATCTTCCCCGCCAGCACCCATGCTGCGAGACTCAATGTCCTCAGGGTGTACATCTCTATGCTCAATGAGCATATCTCTCACCCACTTCTGGAAGTTTCTACCCTTCGCTTTCGCACTCTGTGGTTTCATCTTTATCCTTTTTATTGAATCCAAATGGTGCAGTCTTACTTTCTTCTTCCTGTCTCAGTTTCATGGCAACAGCACCAAGTGATTCCATAACCTTAAGGATGTCCTCTGTCTTGGCATCCTCTCCTAATTCTTTGGCAACATACCAATACTTCTCCCAGAAAGTATCGCCTGCCTTTTTGTAATCATCTAATGTTAATAGTTTCATCAGTCAGCATAACCATCATCGTCATCACTATATCTATAACCTAAACGCTCTGCCTGGTTGGGAGGAAACCATGGTTTCTCAGGCATAGTCTTGTATGCATCAGGGTCTTCTTTAATAGCATCCTCTAGAGAGATTGCTAGGAGTTTGAGATTGTGTGCAATCAGTTTTACTTTCTCGTGATTCATAGTTAAAAAGAATAATAAAAAAGAGGGGAAGGTCCCCTCTTACTTATGCTACTTACTGTAGGTTTTTCCTCGGTAACAGAAAGTCCCGTGGGACTCGTGGTTTTCTACACAACGTGTGTCATACTCCACTCCACGGTATGTAGTGTGGTGAATTTGTGCGTCGTGAAGAGCTGCTGCCTTCTGGATTTTCTTACGGATGTAGTTGAGTGTGTTCATGAGTTAGTCCTCTGAAGTTAGGGTGGTTTAATCCCCGTTCCTTCAGTCGTTTGCGTCCCAGTTGCACTCAGGTGTTGCTTCCTTTACGGTCTCAATCACCTCAGTCTGAATGATCGGACTCACGTTATCATTGCGTCGGACGCGACTGATCATGTCAGCAGCATCTTGGCAATTTATGGTAGCGTAGAGTAGTAGATCAATCATGGGATGAACGCTCCGTTCCGCGACTTACTTGCGTCCAAAAGGATATGAAGTCCTTTGGATGAACGATACAGTCATGATAACATGACATTTCTATTTATGCAAACGGTTTGTATCAGAAGTTACCGTTTTCCTTTTTTGCCCAAGCGATAGGGTGTATTCCTAATGGGCTTGGTACTCTTTAAGTCCTTCTTCAGTTTCCTCAAGAAAGATAAGTGGTCCTTTATACCATGACTGAGGGTTTTCGGCGCACCAATCACCCTCAAGTCTTCCGAATAAAGGGACCTCCCTTTGTTCTTCCAATTTTTTCTTACCATATAGTGATTTAAGTTTAGAGCTTAAACCCGCTAAAAGTTTCAGCACTGACATCTTGCTTGATTCCTCCGACGACATAGGATTCAATCTCAGTTTCCTGAGGGGCATTCTGTTGACCCTTGCTATTTAGCCAGTGCTCTGTCCAGGGCAGTGGATTATTCTTAGCAGGGATGTCGAAGGCAGGTGCCAGTCCGATTGCTTTCATGCGACGGTTTGCAACCCATTCAACGTATTGAGAAAGCAGACGCTCGTTAAGACCGATCATGCTACCATTCTCAAACAAATAACTTGCCCATTCTTTTTCTTGGGCTAC